TTTGACCTCAATCTGTTCATCATTATTTTTCTTAGCATCTTCAATGAACTTTTTTTGCATTTCAATCTTAGAAAGAGTTGATTCAATTTCAGATTTAAGCTCCACGGCTCTTTGTTTTATTTCATTAGACCTTTCTTTGACGACAGCATTCATGGAAGAAAACACATTAATATCCAAAAGATCTTCAATAATCGCTCTTCTGTCCGCAGCATACAACTGCATAAATGGAACGAATGATGATGAGCCCAATATTACAATCTGTGTGAATGCTTTATAATTGAATTTGAGTATCTGTTCTTCTAGGATTTTCTGATAGTCTCTCATCAGAGCTTCTTGATTTAGAAGAATTCCATCACACCAAATTTCAAAAACATGAGGTTTCATGCCTCTAATAATCTTATAATTTTTATTTCCGATAGTGAATGTAACTTCTACCATCAAATCTTTGCCATTTATGGAATTGACAAGAGTTGGTTTATTAATATCACGAAAGGGTTTTCCATATAGCGCATAAGTCAATGCGTCTAGCATTGTTGATTTACCAGCACCATTCGTACCTACAACAAGTGTGTTCTGAGACTGATCTAATTTTATCTCAGTAAACACATTACCAGTGGAAAGAAAATTCTTCCATTTTAAAGATTTAAAATAAATCATTTTGTCTCTAACGATTGAGCTTCTAAATAAATTTCGCGCATAACATTTTTCAATTTAGATTTATCCAAATCTAACTCCAGCGAGTCAATTACTTTATCGAGGATTGTTGTAGTATCTTCAGATTGATCTACAATATCATCATCTGTGATTTCAGAATAGTCAGTGAAATCCTCAACAACAGAAACATCTATTGGTCCTGCTTTATAAAGATTATCAAGAAACATGTCATAGATGACTGGATTAGTTTTATTGGCAACAATGACTTTCACAATTCTATCTTTATATTGGCTAAAGTCTCTAGTTGATACTGATTCTAAAGTTTCAGACTTATCGTCATACATGATCTTATGGAACATCACATATGTGTTTTCAATAAACTGCAACTCTCTAGTTTCAGTATCAAAGATATGGAATCCTCGTTTATCTCCATAATCTGCCCAAGTCATCTGACCTGGAGTTCCGACATAGGTTATAGTTCCGTCGCTGCTTTTATGATGAAAATGTCCACTCAATACAACATCATACTTATTGAGTGTTTTCCTATCCATGCCCTCATGACACACATTACCTTTATCCATTTCAAATCCAGCAAGTTCAAAGTGACCAAAACAAATTTGTGAACTGCTTGCTTTAATGAATTCATAAATTTCAGATTCGTTCTCTGAACAAATCCAAGGGATAATATCTATTGATGTATTTTCTAATTCAACTGTTGTTGCTTTATCATAGATAGTAATATTATTGTATTCATTTAAAAGAAGTTGCGGAGAGTTGACTTCTAATGTATTTTTAAATGTTATGTCATGATTGCCCAACAGTACAGATAACTTTATATTAGCTTCCTGCATCGGATCAAAGAAATATTTGCGACTAAGAGCTAGAGTTTGAAATCCAATATATTTCCTGCGATCAAATAAATCGCCCAATTGAAAAACAGTATCGATATTGTTCTGTATTAGATAAGGAAAAAATATCTCTTGATAAAATTTTCTATATAGATTGTGAAATGGGATGGAGTCTCCCCTCATCCCATGGTGGGCGTCGCCCAAAATACAAATCTTCATTATTCAATTGCCTTCAATGGGACCAATCGCTATTATAACTTATCCTTTAGTAATAAACAATATTTTTTGAAGTTGTTTCTCCACAATCTCTTTGCGGTTTGGCCAACGAATCATAACCTTCTCGGGATCTTTCATCAGATTCTGCATGAATGGGACTACAATAGCTTCAACTGCTTCTAATTTTTGTTTATATGTTTGTGATGTGGTCAGAGTTGCATTAAATGCAGCAGCTTTAGCTGCACTATCTTTCGCCTCTTCTATTTCACTCTCATCGTGAAATGTAAAACCGAAATCGTCTTTATCATCAATCATTATAGTACCTCATCTTCTTCTATTAGTAATTCGAGTGATTTTTTAGACTTCTTTTTCTTTTTATCTTTGGCTTTCTCATAATTATCTATGAATTCAGATATATTGTCATACATTTCAAACTGTCTATATTGTCCACCTGATTCTTCCAATTCAAACTGTTCATACTCATCAAGTATTCCAATCTGTTCAGTAGACTTGTATTTCACATACAACTGTTTCTTTTCTTTATGTATACGACGAATGAAAGCGAAGTATATAATTTGTGTAAAATACGCAAAAGGATTCTTTGATTTCTTTGGGTCAAAGTTGTCAAAGTACATTACACAATTTTCAATTGCATCAGCAATCATTTCATCTCTAAAAGAATAAGAAAGAAAATTAGGTTTATGTGAAAGATTTTCAGCAATTAACATTAGACATTTACCAATGTAATCTGGAATTTTTGGCTTAGATGTTCCTTCGCGCTTTGCTTTCCTGCAATCCTTTTTGTACTGCTCAATTGTCTTCAATAAATCTGCATTATTTACATAATGATTGCGTTTTCTAGTTTCAGCCATAATAATTTGCCTTTAAAGTTCAAAGTCGTTATAATCAGTATGTCGTCTATGAAATGAGTTAATTTAATTTATCTTTATTACTCTTATTAAAAGATATAACTTTCTTATCATCATCCATATATTCTTTTTCTTTCTTAAGGGGTAGACGGTCTTCTACCGTATCAAAAACTACACCCTCATAATAATCTTTAATGTCTTCTTCAAGTTCAGCAATAAAGATTACATCTTTCTTACTCAAACGACAAACATTCCCTTTAGCGATGCCTTGTGGCATCCAAGAATGCATATAGATAGTTTGTTTGCCAACATCTAAATCAGCATCAATAAGCACACGCATTGGATTAGTTAAGATCATACTAACTTTATTATCATCTTGTATTTCAGAGATGATGTCATCTCCATTACTCAATCTCATAAATTTAACAGTTGTTTCTAAATCTACTTTATCTGTATTCTTAGGCATTTTTTAACTCTACTTTATAAGTTGAAATTTTGAATTTCTCTGCATGGTATATTTTCACTCGCTCAGCATAATGGTTCATAGTATAATTTACATGATTACCTGTTCTGAGGTCATCCGATATATCATAAAGAGTTGCACGATCTTTTCCATCACCTAGTCTCAATCCGCGCCCAATAGATTGAAGATTTCTTATCTTTGATTTGCTCGGAGAAGCAAATACTATATTATGTAGGCGTCGTATACTTACGCCTGTAGAAAATACTCCAAATGAAGCAACAATTATCGCATCATTTTGTTCTTCTGTGATATGCCTTACTGCTTCACGATCTTCAGCTTCAGTCGCACCAGATACAAAAAAGATCTTTCTATTAGGCTGATCTTTAGTGCGTTCTAGAATCATATTATATAATATTTTGCCGTGCTTTTCAACAAATTGAAACAATATTAATGAGTTACCGTGCAAGTCAAGTGTTAAATTTGTTATGAATTTATTTCTTGCAGTATTAGTCACAATGAAGTCCATTTCTTCATGGAACTCCATTTCTTTTACTTGTTTGCATAAGTGCTCAGGATATTTCAATACGAGGCATTTAATTTCAAGATCAGATAATTGTCCTCTGTCCATAAGTTCTTTAGTTGTGATAATTTTCATAGTTGGTCCAAAGTGACCTTCTAATACTAGTTTATGCACCTCAGTGTTATCGATTGTACCTGTAGTCCCAATTCTATATTGAGCATTTGTCAATTTAGACATAATATTTGAGAGAGACTTTGCTTTGAATCCATGAGCTTCATCTCCAATGACAAAATCAAATTGTTCAAAGAATTTCTTTGGAAAATCATGAATTGATTGCCACGTTGAAATTGTCAAAGATTTAGTTACAAACTTATCTTTGCCTTGGTAGATTTTTTGAGTTTCTTGTTCAACATCCCAACCATTAGCAGATGAATAATCTTTAAAGTCGCCTTGCATCTGTTCTACTAGAGAAATAGTGGGAACAATCAGTAATCCTTTTTTACAATCATTATTTAATAGCAGACGTGTTATCAGATAAATGATTAAAGATTTTCCTGAAGCAGTTGGGCTTATTAATAGTGCTTTTTTATATTTGACAGCTTTAATGAAAGCTGTCATTTGATAATCACGAGGCTCAATGGGTTGATTGCGAGAATGCAGATTTAGATTTTCAACAAACTGTTTTGCTTCTTCTTCCGTGAACTGATTGAAACCTTGGACTGAAGGATCTATGATTACTTTGATTTCTCTTTCTGCACAGAAATCTTTTAGATAACGAATTAATCCACCATAAAGATACGATGTTTTTTTATTGAACAGGTAGATTTTACCATTCCAAACTTTTTTCTTATATAGAGGATTGAATTGATAATTGGGAGCAAAAAATGAGAAGTACTCGCTTAATTCTGCTTTAATGCTATCATCACAAATTAACTGAACGTAAACCTCATTTATTTTATGAATTGTTATTTCTGACATTATCCCTGCCCATGAACAAATCTTTCAAAATCAATAAAGGCTCTCAATTGATATGTTCTTGCATTAAGTTCTTTTATGATCATACTCAATGCTTCTACTGATTGATCATGAAGTGATTTCTTTGCTTGAAGTTTTGACAAATCTTCATCAGACTCAAGATATGTATTAATGTCGCTTTTGAGTACAAATCTAAACGGTTCCCAATTATACTTCTTCAATTCGGATTCATCTAGGCGACCTTGATAGTATTCCCATTTGAGTTTTTTCATTTTAGAAAATTCAATAGCGCATTGTTTTGCAGCCAGAGAGTGCAGTGTATGTTCTCTGACATATTTGGAATGGAGAATTGGAATGCGAATCAATTCTCTACTTGGGTCTGTTGAATCTATAACAGAGTCCTTTTCCCACATTTCAATCAATTTAAAAATATCAGTTGGTTTCATAATATTCCAGTAGAAAAACAAATAAACTCTATTATAACCTTTCTATGTTATAATAGCTAAATTTAAATGAAGCTTCTGCGTATATGATATGATCAGCATTATACTCAGTATCAAATGTAACTGATGATAGACTAATTGGAAAACAATCAATAAAATGAACACGAATATGTGGATTATTTCTATTAGTATAGAGTGATAATATCGCATCACTGTATTGGTATGCGGGTTCTTTGCTTGGAACATTAGGATATCGGTTTTGAAGTTTTAGATTATCATATTCTTGAAATTCTTTGGGAAATGTTGTGCCACGAATCCAATCATGGACACTTTCCCAAGATCTATAATCTTCATCCACTATGAATCTAACATCTAATGTTTCATAAACAATTTTATCACCTG